CTGGTGCGTGTGGTGCAATGCGCTAGGGCCTGCATTGATAATCCTCAAGGCCTCATCGTGGCCTAGTGAATAGTGAGTATTGAAGTCGTTCACTGCTTTGAATAAAGCAGCGAACTCCTCCTCGTCGGGGTCGGCGGGGTCGGGAACCAACTCCCTGTTGCATTCGTTGTGCCAGATCTCTCCAATGAGATCGGCTCCAGCGTCGAACAACTCGATGCCGGGAACGATCCACGTGTTCCACCAATCGCTTCCCTCGGCATCCCCTGACTCGCGGGCCTCGGCCATCCACTCCTCACGGGTGAAGTTTCTGCAGCTGAATCCTCCCGGAGCCTCCTTGCGGAGAAACTGGAGGAACTCCTTTCGTGAAGCGAATGTGAATGCCTGTGCTTTGCGCTGATGCGGCACTTGAACGTAGATGATTCCGTCTGTTTTCATGGTGTTGGTGGTGGTGGTGGTGGTTGGTTGTCTTTATGACAAGAACACCATAAAAGAGCCTCTCAACCATTGCAAGGATTATTTTTATTATTCTGAAACTTTTTTTTCAGCATGGGAAAAGATTTTTCCAATATTGGCACACTTTTTGAAAGCATCCAAAAGACTCTTGCAAATGGTATCATCTACCACGGATGCCACTTAACTTCGATTGCGGCCATCCTCGAGCGATTAAAAACCATTTGCTTTTCCATCATTCTTTCAACATATAAAACATTGCTTTTCCTCCATTATTAGCTTGCCAATTTTCAATTACCCCCATTACAATCATTCATCTAACGAAGCCCCCCTTTCCTGCTTCGTGCCGGCTCTTCGCTGAAGGCTCATTGACAAGTAATCCAAACCTAGTAATTTTCTGCGGATGAAAATCAGACCACTAAACACAAGGCAAAAGCGATTCGTTGAAAACCATATAATCAGGGGGATGAGTATCGCAGAAAGTGTTAGGCGAGCAGGATACAGCATCAAGTCAGGTCGCTCGGAGGATTATTCTTCTTGGGGATGTCGACTTCTGAAAATGCCTCGTGTCGCTGACGAGGCTAGGAAGTTGAGAGAGAAAGCATTTGAAAAAGATGCGTTGACGTTTGCAGAAAAGAGAGCATTCCTCGCAAGGGCCGTCAGGACTAGCGTTGCGGACATAGGAGCGACGAGTGATCTTGCACAGGAAGTAGTTGAGGAAGTAGACGCGCATGGCAATGTGAGACGAAGAATCAAAGCGGTTGACAGGCTCCGGGCCTTGGAAGTTGACAATCGCATGGCGGGTCACGATTGGAAAGACCGTGAACCTCAACAATCAAATCCGTTTATGCTCATCGTCGCAATGGGCAAAGACTCCGAGCAATTCAGAATCGCAAACGCAAACGCAACCGGAATCGAAAACGCAATCACGCCAGCTCAACCGATTACCATCGAGGCGAAAGCGGAAGTGATCCAGCCAGCCGACTAGCTTGGCAAGCATCCTTTTTTTAAGGGATCTCTTACCGCATGGTGCCCCCCCCACCCATGCCACCCAGCCTACGGAGTATATACGTCTAGCCCCAGTGAAAAAAAATCAGTATTTGGGAATTTCCTCTTATTTTAGATTCTTGTAGAAGGAATATTGAATAAAGTGCTTTACAGATTGATGATTGTGTAGATAGTTTGCTGGCATGAATGAAGGCGAACTATTAATTACTTTGTTGAATGCGGCTACGATTGGTCATGTGTTGCATTTGAGGAGTAGGAGCTATTCGGAGCATAAGGCATTGGATGGGTTTTATAGTGGGATGCCGGGGCTTGTGGATAGCGTGGTGGAAGCGTGGCAGGGAAGGAATGGGGAGTTGGTTGAGTATCCTGATCAGATGGTGGAGTTGAACGAGCATACTGATGCGCTTGTGTATTTGAATTTCTTGAAGGTGATGTTGGATGAGGAGAGGTATGTGCTGGGTGATGATAGTGAGATTCAGAACTTGGTGGATGGTATTGCCGAGTTGATTGATTCCACGCTTTACAAGCTGACATTCCTAAAATAAAAATTTGATATGTCTTGTTGTTCTGCTGTTCCTATTAGCACGATTCCTCCTGTTGGTCAGGGGGTAGGGCCGTTGGTTTATGCTAATGGGAATCAGATGGCAAGGTTGACACCTCCGCTTAATCCTAGCTTTGTTGTTTATGATGGGAGCGTGACTAGGTGGGGGGATGGGAGCGTTAATTCTCCTGTGTTGTTGCCAAACCTTCAGCAAGTACCCAATTCTAGTGTTGGATATTTTGTTGGCATTAATGCTGGGGGGCAACTGGTTGAGACAACGCTTCCTACTGTTGCAACAAGTGGTTCTTATAATGATTTAACCAACAAGCCTAATCTTAACTCTGGAAAGGTAATTTACGTTGATGCAGGGGTAGGTACTGACTCAAGAGGGACAAATAGCAATTATAGCTTTTCTGTTCCATTTGCTACTATTGATGCCGCTATTGCCGCTTCAGCTATTGGTGATTTGGTTTATGTAAAGGCTGGATCTTATACGATTGTTTCACAAATTAGCCTTAATGGAAAAGGTGATCTGTTTTTTGAACAAGATGCCAATGTAACTGTGGCGGCAAATGTGATTGCGTTTAGCCTTACTGCCGATCAACCAAAGATTGTTGGTGGATACGGAACATTTACTTGTTCTGGTACTGGTGGGCTATGGACGCAAAGTGGGGGAACAAGTCTCACGCAATTAGTGTCCTTTGAATTCCTTGCAATTACAAACTCCGCTGGTGCTGGAACTATATTTTCTTCATCTTCTGGATCGCTGGTTATTAACAGCACAGGAGTTGTAAATGCTCCTGCATCTACTGTTATTAGCGAAACTGGAACGAGCGGTGCTGTCTTTTACCAAGTGCTGTTTACCTATTGTGCAAGATTATTGGACATGACTCAAGCCAACTCAACCATGCAATTCACGGCATTGTGCTGGACTGTGCAGATATTTGGAACGGAAGGAATCAGCATTGTTAGTGGCACTACATCTTTGCGAATTGAGAATTTAGTTGGTGGAACCCCTGTTACAAAACTTGTTGTATTTAAGTTTGCAAATGGAGATGCGACAAACAACAGCCATGTATTTAGAGGGGGTAGGCTAATTGCAAATAGTGCCAATCCATGCATCACGTTCAACGCCACAACCGCAACCAACAAGTTTGTGCGTTTGATGGGAGATGTTCAGCTTACTACCAGCGGAGCAAACTGCATTGTTTCTGCTGACCCAAGACAAGTTGTTGTATCTAGTGCAAATGCAAATGTTGTTGCAGATGCCAATACTAGCATTGTTGGTGGAACACTACTGGTTAGCCCATTCTTTGCTTTTTAATGGTTCACGAATTTAAGAACCCAATGCCTGTGGTAACTCCAATGGGTGATGGGTATGCCATTTATGTTCAGATGGGTGGGATGTTTGAGAATGATTTATGGACGGTTTGCTTGAGCAAGGATGGGTCTATAAAGCACTTTGATTCTAGCCAGATTAGAATGTGGCAGAACGCTACGTTTGGGATTAGGAAGGGCGATTGATGTTAAAAATACGTAGGTGTTTTATTAACAAGGTTGTTTAATATTGGCGGTCGAGCTAACTGGAATTGCGTTTCAGATTTACTGGCTTAACTGGAGAGCCGTTGCAAAAAGTGCAACAGTTTGCCTGTTAAGTCGATAAAACGGCATATTTCGTACATATGTCGCCAGATATGTCGATTATACCCTACAATTTTGACATATGGATTCGGTTATACCCGAAACGCCACATTTTCTGACATATGGCACATTTATGAGCAATTTGTTCCATATCGGGTATAATGCGGTGAATAATCGGGTTTTTATTGATTATAGGAATCTTACAGATATTATAAAAAACTTATAAACCATCAAAGGTCACTATAAGTTCCCTTCATGAATAGTATTGATTGTGTGCTACTTCTTGGAAATAAACAACTTATACTGATCAAGAATAGTAACTCTAGCAGTTCTCTAGCCGTTCTTACAAAACCTCTGCACGATACACACGGCAAGTGTAGTGTACAATTATTCTAAACCTGTCGAATTCGATAGGTTTAGAAAAAGGTCGGAGGAGGATCAGGTCGCTACTCCGTCGGGATCGCACCATCACGGTGATTCCACCCGACTTCGCCCCTCATTGCCTCCCCCGACTATAATGCCCCTTGGAGTCCTTGCGGCGTGTCCTTGGGGCAGGGGTTCACCGAAGCTCCCCCCGAAGTTTTCACCGAAGAAATAACTGCTGGCGGCTGTTTCCAGACCTACTGGCATCCCAGCCATCGGATATTTCCAATGCAACCAGCAATGATTCCAATTGAGTTATCAAGGATTCCTTTACAACTGGCAAGAAAAAAAGCTCCAGCAGTAGGATTCGAACCTACAACCATTCGCTTAACAGGCGAATGCTCTACCATTGAGCTATGCTGGATTGGCTACCCCTCATGGATTTGAACCATGACTAGGGGAGTCAAAGTCCCCTGTGCTACCGTTACACCAAAGGGTAAAAAACTATTTTCCTCGTTTAATCAGAATCTTCATACCCATTACAGATCCTTCTGATGTTGAAATTGTATACACAATCCCTGTTGCTACAATCTTCCATATTGATCCATGCGTGAGGGCTGACCACATTTGCCCCCAAACCAGAACAGTCACAATAAACCATATGGCATTTGAGAATAAAGCGGCCCACCTATGAAGGCGTGGATCGTTTTGATTTCTGCTCCTTGATGCCCAAGTGAATGCAAGATTCTGTATGTAACCAAGCACAGCAAGGGCCATTAGCATTGTTATTTCTTTACCCATCATAGCATCCACAGGGTAGTTAAACAAAACACACACCAGAAGAACACGCTCTTTCAAACAGCTCTGGCTGGTTGTCTGGCTTGGTAAAATCAACTTCTAAAATTGGTTTTCCGCTTTTATGAAGAAATACAAAAGGATCTGTCTCTTGCATTTGTTTTTCTAATTGTGATGCAAGGATTAATTCTTCTGGAGATATATCCCTCCATTCATCATCAGCCATGTTGGGGCAAAAATAACAAGCTGATCTAGGTGGGGTAGGCCACCCCATCTTCTCTACTTCTCTAATAGCTTGATGTCTTTTTAAGGGCACATCATGGATAAGCGGAAATCTAATTCTTCCTTTTTCATAGTCATCTGTTGCCATCATGCGAATTGCCCTTCTGGATTCATCTAAAGAGAAGCCTATCCATTTTTTTGTTTGAGCTTTTGAAATACCTAAAACTTTCTTCAGATACCTTTCCATAGGTCTGACTTTCCATTCACTAGAACAAAAACCTCCTAGTTTTCCAACTTGTCCTTGAACTTGAGTAGTGAACATTGGCATTAAAATAGATTTTCCATTTTTGCTAACCAAACCAGCGTTTGCCCATTCTTGAGTTACACGATGAACTTTAAGCCCTATTTCTTTTAATGCTGGTTGTATAACAGAATCTAAATAGGCCCATGTTGTAGATTTCTCATACCCTGTATCAGCTATAACAATAGCATCTGGCTTGGGTAATTTCCCCTGTATAATCAAAGCAACTATTGCGGAAGATTGTGTTCCTCCTCCAAATGATAAAACTTCTTTCATAGGTTAATTCTTGCGTGGTCTTCCTCGCCCCTTGGGGACATTTACTCGTTCCTTCCATGTTACCGTTCCATAAATTGTTTTTACAGCAATATTTTCATCCATATTTAAAACGTATGCTTTTAATCTAAATCTATTCTCTGGCTCAAGATGACCAACAATACTTCCGTATTCTTGACCAAGATTAGCCAACCTCTTTGCTTCAAAAAGTAAATCTTCTTGTGTTTTCATTTACAAACTAAAAAAACTATTGACAAAAATAAAAATTTCCATAGAAGGAGGGTTGTATGAAAGACATACTAAATAAACTAAATCCACTTGAGAAATCTTGCGACGAGTGCGGTGGTACTGGTCGTGATTTTTATGATGAGGGTCAAGGGGTTCCTTGTTGGAAGTGTCAAGGTACGGGTCATATCGCTACTGAAGACGGCAAGGCTATACTCCAACTGATCGCACATCACCAGTCAAGTCTTCTTCAATTTGCTTAACCGCCGCTAAAAGGTGGCGCATTAAGTAGCCGACGAAATACGCAAGTGCTTCGTCAGCCCCCTTTTTTTCTTTTACGCCTTTGTCCACTAGGATGTGATTGGCAATGTGGACGCACTCATGGGCAAGATTGGATATTTTCTCCACACTCATTTCCCATTCTTTTAGAAAGATGATCCTAGCATCTCCACAATAGGAAACAGCATCAGCGTCTTCCAGTTCATTGAATGTTTCTGGTTCACGATTTGGGAACTTTTCCCTATACCATTTTTCAGCCTGTTCTTTATTAACGGGCCAAACAATCAGGCAATGATCATTCCAAAAGTCTATATCTAAATAGAACTCGTTAGGATTCATTGATGAAGTAATAAGGGATGGAAAAAATTTTCCCATCTTTAAGAACTTTAAATTCTTTTACTTGGCACTCTCCAGCCAATACCTTTTGCCTTAATCGCAATCGTTGTTGCGAAGGGCCAAGTCCTGTAAATTGTTGTATTTGCTCACGACTTCTCCAGCCTTCGGGAATGGCATCTTCTATCTGAAAGAACTTTTTCCATTTAAGGGCTTCATTGGCTGAAGATAGAAGGTCAGCTTCGGATGGGTTTAGTTTCTGACGGCTCATAGGTTATTAGTTTGGTTGCTGGAAGTTCACCATTCTGACATCCACGCCAATCTAGGATGCCAATACCGGGGCGACAAATAGAATCCCCTACTACTTTGTGACCGTATTTGGTCAGTAGTTGCCAAGCAGGGGTTGCCATAAAGATTCCTGATCCATCATTGAAAATACCGCCCGTGTGCCTATGGCCTCGTAAATATACTTTTGGAACCCTATGACCAACACGGGAGTAATTCTGTCGAGCATTGCCCATCGTTATAGACATTGCCCCTGCTTCAAGGTATGCCCTAGAACTCGTCGGCATATGGTGGGCAATATCAATCAAGGTTCCGTTTATTTCAATCAATCCTTTGTCCCCTAGCCAGATTGCTCCAATCTCTTTGGCAATCATTTTTTCCCAATCTCCAACGTGGCATTCTGTTCCTGCCGTCATGTAAACAACAGATGCCATTTTAGCCAATGGCTTGAGGCATTCAACAGCCGCAAGTGCATGGTCAAAATTAAGTGCCGCCACAACCTCACTTGTTCCGTGATGCCTTCCCTCAATGCAATCTCCATTGATGAAGAGGGCAAATGGATCGTTTTTAAAGTGACCTTTGATCTTTTTGTTTTTGTCCTGCCAGCATTGCCACAACCATTGTTGGTGAAGATTGTTACCAAGTCCAATTTTGTTTCCCGTGCTTGTGATATGATCATCAGGCCAAAGACCAACAGATGACCCACAATGGAGATCCGATACAACAACCGCACCAACAGGGGGTTTCGATTTAATCATTGGATTGTTTTTTTATATCCTGCGGAGGCTTATCAGAAACTAGATTCTTTAGTAACCTAGATGCATCACGCAAGGATATTTCATCATCCTCCATCATTTGTGCAAGCATCTGCATCAACTTAATTCGTTCCGTAAGATGGTGAAGGTAACTGATAAGATCCAATTGCTCATCCTTTAGGTTCCTTGCATACCATCCTGCTCCTGCTGTCCAGAACTGCGTTTTGTGTTCTGCGCTTCCCTTAAAATACTTATCCAATCCAGCTACAGTTGCTTCTGACCAAATATCAAGAGCATCTTGTTCTGGAGTCATGTCACTTTTTTTTAGGTTTTTTACCTTTGGGTTTTTGAATTGACCCATAACCAACTCTAGCAGATCGGAGAATTGCATTTGGTTTTGCGGATGTGTTGGTTGTTTTCATAGACTGTTAATGAATCGTTTCCAAATTTGTTTGGGACGAATACAGCTTGCCACGTTGCATACATGGCAAGAATTTTCATGGCAAGTGTTTAATTCAGACAAGCAATATGGGCAACACCCCATCAGATAGGCTATAAAGCCTACAATGACCTTTATGGGTTTCAACATATTGTTAAAAGTATGTTTGTGGTTAATAGTTGCGTCAATTCTAACTTGCCTGAAATACACCCATGGCTAAAAAGTCCAACAAACCCCCCTACCCCCCAGAAAAGATTTGCTGGCGAAAAATCGCTACCCTCAACAATAGCCGAAGGCAGAACATTTTTCTCCTCGTCTCGCGAACGAACGACATTCTCTAGGGAAACTCATTCGTTCGCATTCATCGGGTAAGGAGTTTTGGTTCTCCAAAGCCGCTGTTGTTGGCTTACACGGTACGCATTCGTATTTAGCCTCACTTGCTATAACGGGCAAGCCCCGCCGAGTGGTGAAGCACTACAGCGGGGCTTTCGTTTGTTTGAGGAAAGTCTTTCTTGAATGCTTCACCATTCAGTTTTTCCAATTTATCAAAAATGATAATTCCGTCAACTACTTTTTTTAAAAACCATCTGGATCGGGAGTGGAACCCCCATATCCCCAGTCTTCTTCCATTTCCGCTTCTTGCGTGTCTCCCTTTGAATGGATCAAGCGATTCTCAAAATCCCGAATCTCCAGAATGTCCAAAGATTCAGCCTCTTCTTCAAAGTTGAATTCAAGTCCTGCCCTTCGGAGCATTTGAACAGCATAGGTAAAAGAATCAGCCAAATCGGGTGATTTCTTCAACCGCTGTTTCATGTCTAGCTTTTTTTCTACCGAAACCTTTCTGCCCTTGTGGGAGTAAAGCCTAAAGCAAAGTTCGTTCACTACTTGGGAATGCCTTTCAACGTCTATACCAACCAAAGATCGAGTGGACATGGCAGTATGAACAGCAAACCAATACTCCGTAACCAAACGATCATACGCTTCCTTGCAAGTTCGCTGATCTAGGTTGCTGATTTTGCGTTCTGTTGGCATTCCCATAGATGAAATGGGGAACACAAACATTGCTTCTGGATTATATTTACTCCATTCAATGATGATTGCCCTCATCATTTTGCCGCCGTCACCAGATATATCCAATCCAAAGTCCCTTGGATGGACTCCATATTCAAGACAATCTCTAACTACTTGTATTGCAATACTTTCTTCAAACACCTCTCCTACTGAACTATTGTATTCTCTAGTTCCAAGGTAATATCCAAGGCTTCTGCCAGTATCGTTTGGCCCAAAACGGCAAAATGTAGCCGCACATCTGTCTCCTCCTGCGGTAAACGCAGGGTCAAAGCCGCAAACAACCTTTGTTTTACTGCTCCAAACTGGTTCCCAATTGATGTCGCACCCTTGGATGAACTGTTTTGAGAAGATTGTGAGTTCTACAGAAGAATCAGGCCACCATCCATAGACATTTCGCCAGTATTCTAGGGCATTTTTGTTGCCATAGCATCGCTTTAGGGTAGCGGCTTCACCTTCTACAGTCAAAAACCGATCAAATGGCGGGATTTCTGCATCAGGAACTTGGAAATTAGGGCTATCTTCACCAGAAAGGTGAAGCGCAACGCCTGTTCTGGTTGTCCATTTGTGTGTATAGCGATTTACGGACTCCCATTCTAAGGGATGATCTGGCTGGCAAAGTTCAGTATGGGGGTTATTTGCTGTGGACGCTGGGTTTGCCATGCCTCCAAAAATAAAATCAGGGTTTGCTCCAAGGTTTACACGAGTATCAAGAGCATATAGATCCATTTCAGCCAACTCGTCCAAAAAAAGGCGCATACGAGCATTTTTGCGACCTCTTGTGTTCTCAACGGATCGCTTTCCCTCACCTCCCTTGGGGAAAGCCAAGGCTTTGATGGCATTTGTGTAGTCTCTTTCTGAATCTTTTGTGTCAATAGACTCAAAAACAATCATCCTGCGATACTCTACAAGGTTTCCAATAGTAGCATCTTTTCCGTATTTAGCCTGTAGGTTACGCATGGCAATGCGGTAAAGGGTGCAAACCTTACCCCACAATCGGTCTTCGGAAGCATCCAAAGATGTAGATGCTACATATGTTGAGGTAAAATCAGGGGCGCAAAGCCAGTCAATGATGATGCAAGCGGCAACAGAAAAGGTTTTGCCGCTAGATGCACACCCTGCAATGCCCCAATCGTTCTCGTTGCAGAACAAATCTATAATGTCCAAGGCGTAATTGTTTGGGATTCCTTGAGAATGGAGCAAAACATCATTGCCGTAAATCAACTGGAAGCAATTAACCATGTGTTGCGCAGGATTAAGCAATCCGCATTCATCCAACTTAATCCCCATCTTGATTCGCTCACGCCTTCCAAACTCTCCACGGGTCAATCTATATGCAATTAACTCCCTGACAAATTGGTGTTGGTTTTTAAAGAACGGGATTCCGTAATCCGTATCTTGTGGAACATCCAAACAAAGGTTTTTATAATTCATGCACAATTACTATTGACTTATTTTATAAATTAATACAAGCATTTGAACTGCATGAGACTCAAAGATAAACACGGATCAATCCCCGGAGGACTCTGGTATCAATATAACGACGATCAAGGTAATACTTATCGTGTCAATGGAATGGATCTTCCTTTTGGTAAATCATTTTCACGAAAGGTTTTTAGCGACATGATGGTAAACAATGTTTCCGTTCCTGATAATTTAGATTACTTGATTGAACAACAAATCTGTAATAGGATTGGAAGCCAATATTGTTGGCAAGAAGCTGGAGACAAAGTTGCGAATGTAATTCATACCTTTGCCAGCTTGGGAGATCGTGTAGCCGCAAGCCTTGGGGTCAAATCAAACCTTGAGAAAGCGGCAAAAGGATGTACCTCCTGTCAAAAGCGCAGACAAGCAATGAACCAAGCACTCGGATAAAATGGCTAAAACCAAAAAAATTGTAAATCGTGAAGGTGTTTCCTCTTGGGGATTTAATACCATTAACTCTAATGGTGTTGCACCAACAAGCCGTGTCCAAACTGCCAATGATGCATTTACAATTTGCTGGAACTTGCGACTAGATAATGCTGGTCGTGAGCGCAAGTGGGGGCGTATTTACAAGTGCTACAAAGGGTTTCCCCCTACCGATTATAGCCAAGTAGCTTCTCGTCAGCTTTCGGGAATGAGCAATGTTCCATTCCGTCAAATGAAATTTATTGTTGATAACCAGAAGTCATCGTTTGTTGACATGGTTATGGAACGTAATACTGCCGCAAACATTACTACAAAAATTGGCAATCCTACCGAAAAAAAACAATGGAGTGACATTATCAGCATTGGATTTGATAGAATGCTTCGTTCATGGAATAGCTACAATTACAATGTAGAACTAGATGTTGAGGAAATGACCCTGTACGGAAAGGGCTTTGAGATTGCAGAAGATAGGGATGGTTGGCCTACAAAAAGTTTTCATAACTCCAATGTGTTAATTCCAGATAAAACGTATGCTGATCTCACGAACTTGGGTGAGATTTGCATTAAACGTAGCTACACCCCCCTTGAGTTCTGGCTCAAGATTACTGGTGGGGAGGAAGATTCTGAAAAGGCACAAAAATATGCTACGGATATGGGTTGGAACTTTTGGGCTTGTGTTGATGCCCTTCGGATGTTCACCACAAACTATCGCAACACCTACACCAATACGGAGTGGTTGCGTGACGTATCTAGCGGCAACCTAAACCTATCCCGTCTTTATACTCTCCGTATTGAACTTTATGAACTGTATATCATGGAGTTCAATGGATCTATTTCCAAAATGCTCCTTCTCCAGAACTACGGAGGATTGATTCTTGGGTACAAAGAAAATGGTCGTAAGGATCTGACTGAAGAAGAATACAGGGATCAAACAGGATTCCTATACTATCGCAAAGATTGGGTAGAAAAAGATGGTGATGGATGGAATGACATCATTGCTCCTATGACCGATTCTGCTGGTAGCGGCATCTGGCATGAGATCCAAGGGCTTGCTGAATCTATCTTTATTCAATGCAGGGCTTATGACATCCACATGAACCGCTTTATGGATGCGGTTGATTGGAATACTCGCCTTATGTTTAAGGGTGGTACTGCTGAAGCAACCAAGAAACTTAAACAGATGGAATGGCAACCTTGGATGATTTTGCCGCAAGACGTTGAACCAATTCAAGTATCAATTAGTATTCCATTCCAAGAAATTCTTGCTGGTATTCAGTTTTATCAAGCTGACCTTTATCGTGGCATTGGTGCTTACAATATCGGCATGGCAAATAAGGGTGGGAAACAAAGGACAAAGGGTGAAGCAGAACTTGATGCCGCCGAATCCGCAAAACTCCAAGGAACCCAAATCCGTAGGTTTAATGATAACCAGACACGTTGGTTGCGAATGCTCTATAAGAGGATGAGCAATACCACAAAAGGGGGTAATGGGTATAAGATGAAAGAACAGTTTGTGGAGTTCATGGAACAAAATGGAGTTCCAAAAGAAGCATGGAAGTGGGAGAACATTGAAAACCTAGAAAGCAATATGCTTACTGGTTCTGGAAGCCCATCCTACAAACTGATGGCGGCTCAACAAACGGTTTCACTTACTGGCATGACTCCAGCAAATGAAGGTCAAGCAAACGCAATTGCTGATGCCATTGCCGCACTTAATGGTCGCCAAAACGTGAATCGTTACGTCCAGCAAAGCCAAGTCCAGATTCCCGATGAGCAGGGCATTATTTCAATGGAGAACATTGGAATGACTGATCCAAAGGGCAACCCTGCAAACTTCCGTGTGTATCCTGATCAAAACCATATTGAACACTTTAATGGTCACATCCAAGATGCAATGGTTTCGTTGCAAGAAGCTCAACAGGCAATGCAAGCCTCGCCAGTTGCACAAAATGCAATGAATAGCCAAGAGGCACAATCATCCGTTGATGATGAAGCATTCACCCTATTGCGTGATATTTACGCTACACTTATGCGGTTCAAAGGGCCTCATCTTGTTGCTCACCTTGGATTTATCGAAAGAGATCCAACCAAGAAAGAAATGGCAAAGCAGTATGCACAACAGATGCAGATGCTTCAGCGTGGTGTGGATGAACTTGGTAGCCAAGTTGCACAAATGGCTCAAGCCAAACAGCAACAGAGCAATCAAGGAATGCAAGATCCAAACACAATCAAGCTACAAGCAATGGTTGCTAAAGAAGCAATCCAAGCTGACAGCTTGAGGAAGAAAGAAGATATTAAACTGGCGGCATTGGCTAATAAGGCTCAACTCCGTGAGGCAACATCAATGGAAAGGGCTTCTACTGATCTTGCAACAAAGAGGGCAAAAGCCGCAAATGAGATCCAAATCCGTAGGGCAAAAGCCGCGCAGGATGCACAGATTTTGCAAAACAAAAATAACCAAGAAATGCAAAGTCCAGTAGGAATGTCAGAACCAAGCAACCCGCAACCCGAACTATAACATGGCAGATAAAAACACGCTTAACCTAGCCGCCGCTATTATCAATGATCGTAGATATAGCGAACTCAAAACAGCAATTTACGAGGATCTTGTAAAGAGCGATCACGCTACAGTTGTTGCAGTATTCAAAATGTTGCAGGATTATGCATTGGAAGCAGAAGATAATTCATTCCATGCCTCTGAAAAACCTAGAAAAATTATTGAGAAGATAACCACGCATGATCTTGACCTTGATCCTGATCTTGATGATTCTCTGACCAATGAAGAGATTGCTCTTCGCAAGTAACCACAAACAACCACACAAATATGTCTGAAACCGCCGTTGTAGAAACCAAGCAAACTAACGATCTTACTTCAGCTTCCGTAGCTGACAAAGCCGCAAGAGATGCCGCAATTAAACAGGCAGATAGCTTTTTTAAAGGTGACATTAAGGATGCACCAAAAGGAAACCCTTCAGACCTTTTTAAGAAGTTTGCTGAAAAACTAAATCAAGACTCCACACAATATCAGGAAAAGATTGATGAAGAAAAGCAAACCAAGCGTGATGCTGAAGAGAATAGACCAGAACCAGAAATTAAAGCCTCTTCTGTAGATGACGAGAAAAAGGGTGGATATATCAAATCCCTCAAGCAAACCAATGAGCAACTCTCAAAAGAAGCGGCTGAACTAAAGGCCCGTGTAGAAAAGATTCCAGATTACGAAAAGGAAATTGAGGATCTTCGTTCCAAGATTGACGATGGAGGAACAAAGAAGGAAATGGAGAAGCTACGCAAGGAACTTGAAGAGGCAGTAAAAGAAAGGCAAGAAAGGGAAACTGCCCTTATGTCGGATCTTGAAAATCTTCGTCAAGCCAATGCTTTGCTGAATCTTCCTGCTGATCCAAACTTCAAAAGTTATTATGATGCGCCGATTCTTAATGGATACAATCAGGTTAAAATGATTGTTGGTGATGATCAGTTTTCCGTTACTGAATTTGAGAAAGCTATTGCCGCTTATGAGGTTTCCCTTCGTAGTGAAGACCCAAGCGAAAAATCAAGACAACGTGAGATTTCCAAAACAACCCTAAATGCCATTTACGAGAATCTTTCTCCAATGGAGCAAGCCAAGTTCCAAAACACGGCTTATGATGTTATGGCAAAAATTGAGGCTAGGAATAATGCCCTTAATGATTGGCAGAATACCAAGGCTAGGATTGATGAGGAAAACACTCGCAAGGCCCATGCTACAAGGTCGCAAGTGGGAAAGCGTTGGCAGGATGCTTTTTCGCAAGCCAAACAAATGTTGGATGAAGCAATTAAGTATCCAGAAGAGATTGCCAAGATTATTGCATCGCAACAAATTGATGATGACACATCGGAAGATGAGATGATTGCTGAAGCGGCATTGCGTGAGAATAGCAATTATGCTCCAGAACAAATCACCCGTGTTCTTCAACAGGGAGCAAAATTCAAGAAGCAAAAGGCTTATACCTTTGCGCTTGAAAAACAAGTTTCTGAATTAAATGAAACCATTCGCAAAATGCGTGGTTCTTCTACAGGAGATGGAACCATTGGTTCTTCTTCTGCTGGCAAAGCAAATGAAGTTGAGGAAAGAACTCCTGCGGCATTGTTTGCTAAATTTAGAAATAAATAAACTTTTCTGTTGACGGATTATTAAAAACACATTAATAGTCCGTTGACAGTATAACTCTGGATTAGTTGGTTTTGATTAGCCGACTGTTCTTGGTGGAAGCGATGAGTCGGATAGCGACCGACATTAAATAATAAGCGGATCGTCAAACTTAAGAATAGTGGGGTGATCAAAACCATCAGCGATGGTTGCCAGATCGCAAACCCTAAACACATAATCGTGTTCTAAAAGGGAGCGATCCTTTTTGGGACATAAACAAATCTAACACAAAAACAATTAACACCCTAAAATTATGGCAAGCCAAAACGGAGTAACATTCTCTAGCTGTCAAGATGTGGATACCCTATTTAGGGAAGCCCGCACCTACTATAACCCATTCTTCATCAAAAAGATGGCCATAAACAGTATCTACTATGGTCGTCTTGAAACTGAAACTTGGCCTCTGAACACCCTCCCGACCCAAAAGGCATTCCGCTTTGGTCGTGGATGGTATAACCCCGATCAACCTTGGCAGGAAGTCCAGAGTGGTCGTTGCGTCCAAAACGCTGATGATATTCAGTTTGAGACCATCGCCCACCCCGGCACGGAAAGCTACTCGTTCAGCCTTTTCACCAAGGCAATGCGTACCGATTGGTATCAGCTTACCGATTTCATGTATCGTCTGTTCCCACAGGAAGAGATGGATCACATCATGGCTACCAATGTCAACGTCACCAGGAACGTCCATGAGGAGTTTTCTCGCTCACAATGGATCGGAGGTGCTGGTCACAAGTGGTGTCCCATCAGCGATGGTCAGAGTCTTCTCTCTTGCGTTGCTCAAGACGATCAGATGTTCATCGTTCAGCCCTTTGAGGGAACGAACGAGGGTAGCTTCAACATGGGCTATGTCTATGTTAAACTCCCTGCTTCCCAGCTTGGAAACATTGGTCTTCTCTCGCTTGATACGCTTGATGACATCCTCATCAACCTTCAGCGTGAAGATGATGCCTATCGTCTCGACGTAAGCGAAGCCGCTGGTCGTCCTCTCCTTGAGGTTATCGTTCCTGATAGCCGTGTTCTCCGTCAACTCTGGCAGTATGCCAAGCAGTCTGGTGGATGGTGGGAGAGCGTTAGCGATTTCGATGACAAGCAACTTCAATACTCCCTTGGTATTGATCGTGTTATCGGAAACTACGCTTTCTGCAACGACATCAACGGTGTCCGTCTGAAAGTTGATTGGGCTTATAATGCGGCCCTTTCGACCTTCAACGCCAACAATCCTGACACTTGGCCTCGTCTGGTTCGTGTCCTGCCTTATGTGCCTGTTACCACCGAGCTTGGTTGCAAGTATGTGCAGAACCCCGAATACAACAATGCCGACTTCGGTATCACCAACCCTTGGGTCAACAAGGCCATGATCAAGTGGATCAGCCCTTCCCAAAGCGGAATTGGTGAGGCTCAAGGCATGACCCAGAACTACGCTGGTGATTGGCAATGGAAGAACCCCGATTGGGAGTGCAACATCAAGCGTGACCAAGGTTTCTTCTGGAACCAGTTCCGTATGGGTATGCAGTTCCAAGATCCGACCCTGATGCATTCGATCCTTCACAGGCTCAACACCAGCCGTCTGATCATCCCTGCGCCTTGCACCCTGTCCACGAACTACACGCCGCAATACACCCCTGATTGCTACGTCTGTTCCAGCGTTGTTAGCCAGCCTATCTAACCGATAAAACAATAATCCGATGAACCCATCTAATTATGCTCCGTCGGATGTCTTGAACGCTCCTGCCCTACTTTATGTGGGGCAGGGGCAACCCCTGACTCCGTATATTTTTTCGGTTACTGTTGGAACAACGGTAACAATTCCTACGAGTGCGTTGTCTTGGTCTATTAGTGCTCCTGCTGGTGCTAATATTACAATCAATGGTGATTCACTTACTGGCGCATTGAGCCTTTCTGGTAGCGGCCCATTGTCTCGTACAATTGTGGTTACTTCCGTTTCTGGAACTGCTCACGTTATGTATCAACTCAACAATGTGGTTTATAACACCCCCGGCTACTACTAAAAACTAACAAAATATATTATGTCCGTCCCTAATCCTACTCCTAACAACCTAACTCTGGTTCGCTTCGGCCCTCTGTCCGTTGACTTCACCAGAACTGGTACTTACACCCTTGGGCAAATTGAACGAGATCAGTCAACCTTTATCCCGACTGCTTCGTTTGTCGTTTATCAAAACGCTCTTGGAACCAATGGAACCCAAGCAGTTGTTGCAATTGACAATGGCACGACTGGAGAAAACATCTCCACCGCCACTCTCCCTGCAACGCCTGTTTCGACTAGCCCTAACGCAACTGGAAACCTGTCACAAACGGTTTTTGCCCCTGCTACCAATGGCTACGTTCTTGGACAAGTTCCAGTATCCACCAGCATTCCTAGCAATGGAGCCGCCGCAACTCAAAGTGTTCGTGTGAACGTCACGACTGCCGCTGTTCCTGCGCTCGCTACCACCAACCGTGCTACGGCAAACAACATCTCGACCCTGACTGTGGCGAGTGTTCCTGCTTGGCTTGTTGCTGGTGCTAGTGTCAAGGTTCAGTCTGTCGGTAATGCCGCTTATAATGGTTTTGTGACCGTTATTTCGACGACCGCTACTACCTTCTCGTACTACAATCCTTCGATTGTTACCGAGGCTTCCACGGCTGATACCGCTGGTCGCATTGGTGCAATCACGGGTGATGTGTACGTTGTCGGTTTCCTTCAGTAATTAAACTCAAAGGTGGTGTGGAGGTTCAATCCCTCCACGCCACTTTTACCCAAATATTATGCCTGTTACTCCACTCGATTTTCCTTCATTTGTAGATACCACCGATAGCGAACAAAGGTGGCAGATTTATAATGCTATTAGTTCTGGAGCTACTACAGGAACGCTTTCTAAAGCAACAACTGCTACTCGCAGTAATTTTTCTGCGGCTACTGACACAAGCATTGCCGCCGCAAGCACAAGCCGTGTTACGCTTGCGATTTTCAATGGTGGCCCTGCCGTCCTTTACATTGGACAGGGAAGCACGGCGGTTACTACAACGGACTTCACCTACCTCCTCAACGCTGGTGATACCTATATCGCTAACCCAAATGAGGTTGGACTTGAGCATCGTGGGATCTTTGCCGCCGCAGGAAGCAATGCAGAAGTAACTATCGGAGCTTAAACTATGTCTATCGTTCGCCAGCCAGCCTATATTACCAAGTCGCCCATTAGCGTTGCTATTGGAGGGACTGTTCCAGCTCCGTTTCCTCCAACGCCAGTTATTCCTGCACAAGACATTCAGATTAACGGAGTTTTGACTGGAACTGGTAGTGGCAAGTGGGCAAGCATTATTGATTACTATAATAACGTAATAAACGGCCCAACATCTTTTACATTTTCAGATTTGGAAGGGACGACTTCAAGTTTTTTATCAAATAATGCGATTAACGCCGCCATTACTTCTTTGGTTAGCGTTTCAGCACCAAACCTAATTTACGTTGGGGCAGGTCTTTTGCTTGGGTCTGGGCCTAGCGTTTCTTGGACTGCATTGACAACAGCAGATTTTCCAAAATTGCAATTTGTTGGTGGAAACATATTTGCTGCGTCAACTTCAACCTCTGTTAATGCCCTTACTACTCTAAACCTTGGGTCTCTGGTGTCAGTTGGGGGATTTGGTGGAACATTTAATGCTCTTACATCCGTTGATGTTTCAAAATTACAATTCATTGTAAGTTCTGGACTTGCGTTTATCGCAAATTCATTAACGTCATTAAGTCTTGCTTCCTTGGTTTCATGTTCTGCTAATATACAAATTACAGCACCAGCACTTACCACGTTGACCATGCCATCCGTACTTGGAACATGGAAGGCCTTGAGTGGAAGCGTTATTTTAACAAGCATCGCACTCAACCAAACTTCCGTTGACAATCTACTTGCGGCACTTGCCTATATGGACGGCAACAATGGAACGCTTCTTTTTGGAACTGGACGAGCAGTAAGCATTACTGGAACCTCATCCGCTCCTAGCAACCTTGGATCTACGACAACCGCAGGATCTAACTTTGTCGGCGTTGGAACCACTTGCACGGTTAATTGGACTGGTCACGGATATGCAACTGGCAACGTCCTCCGCATTAGCGGAATCACAACGCTTACGAACGCCAACCGCTATGCCGTAATTACAGTTGTTAACCCTAACCAGTTCACCTACACGATCACTTCGCAGAGTGCAACTGGCGCAGGAACCGCAACGGTGGTGAGGGCTGGAACATCTGCCGCCGCACTCGTCACCCGTGGAGTAACTGTAACCACCAACTAAAATGGACAGACTTATCTACAACGCCGAAACCAAAGAGATCATCACTCGCATTGCGAATAGCGAGGGAACTTCTACTGGCACTCCCTTTGATATGTTTGAGGGGACTCCTAAAGAGGTTGACGCAAAGATAAAAGAATTAGGCTTAACGTCAAATGAACAATAATCCCGCTCCAAGTTCAGAGGTTGGATCAACTAGCGCAATCGTATCTTTGCTCACTTTGATTATATCTTTTTTTAATCAAACCCATGTTTGGCTACAAAACCTGACTCTTATTGTTTCCTTTATTGCCGCACTTATTGCAATTGTTTCTGGCATTAGAAAACTGAAGTCATTGGAAAAATGAGCAAACTTCTTATTGTTTGTGCATTGGGACTTCTTATTGGATGTGCAAAAGAAAAAACACAATATACTGCACCATCGGTAGTTGGAGTAAAGACGAGCATTGAAAAGCTTAAGCCGCATATTACAAACTCCGCAGGAAATGCGGCGATTAAAGACGTAATCTCCGCAGTCGATGCTTATGAAGCGCAAGTTGACCAGCAATCAAAGGATCTTGCCAAGGCGCAAAACGATGCCGCTTATTGGCATGACAAGCAAATAAAAGCCCTTAAAGAGTTGTGGACTTGGCGTTTGATTGCACTTTCTGGCATTTTATGTGTAGTGGTTTATGTGGGGATCAAGACTGCATGGAAGTTTAGACCATGATTCCCAAACTTGTATCCCAGCGGTTGATCATTTCCCTGATAGGCATTGCTCTAATCCAAGCATCTTGGAGGTGGGCCGTTGCTCATCTCTACACTCTTCCAGAGATTGCCCTAGCCGGATTCGTGACCATTACTACAAATACCCTGTATGTGACTGGGGCAATCGTTGTTTTTCTAGTAACTGGCAGGATGGTTTATGACTGGAAGATGGGAACGTCCCAAGTTCAGCAAATCCTTGGCAATGTCTCTCACGCCAAAGAAGAGATTTTTGAAAAGCTGACTAGCAACGCCAAAGAAGATAGCTACACATCGTGAAATCACCATCTAGCAACACTCTTAAAGTCCTCATGGATTATGAGGTTGGTGGAGGAGAAAGCTATTACAACAAGTATTTGAGCCAATTTACATGGCCCGGAGGTGCTTCTGGCCCGACTATCGGAATAGGAATAGATTGCGCTTATTATTCTGCTATTGAACTAGCCAACATCTTTTCCTTCCTGCCTAAAAAGCAAATTACTCTCATACAAGGAGCAACTGGTAAAACTGGATTATCTGGCAAGGAATATACTAAAACATTAAGGGAAGCAGGAATTGTTGTATCGTGGGATCAAGCCAAAGGAATTTTTGAAAAAACCACTTGGCCCAAATTTGCAAGCCTTGCAGAGAAAGCATTTCCTTCTTTAGATGAACTTTGCGATGATGCATATGGGGCTATTGTTTCCCTTGTATTCAATAGAGGATCTTCAATGGTAGGAGATAACAGATTGGAAATGAGGAACATAAGAGTTCTTGTTCCAAAGAAAGATTACAAGGGTATAGCTAATGAGATTAGGAAAATGAAAAGACTATGGGAAGGCAAGGGCATGGATGGACTTTTAAAGCGTAGGGAAGCAGAAGCAAAGTTGGTAGAAAATTGTGAAAGCAAAACGCTTGTGTAAAACTATCTACATGATATAAAGTCAATACTCATGCAATACCCTCAAGGACAAAATTGTTGCGATTCCAATTACCAGAATAATTGTTATACTGGTTGTGGAACACAATACCCAATTGTGCCGGGGTCTAACCCTGCATTGAATTATTGGAATGGTCAGAACTTTGTTGTTGCTGATGGTTCTTCTACTAATCCGATTATTCTTCCGTTTTTTGAAATAAATGCTGGAACCCCAAGCTATATTCTTGGTGCAAACAATGCTGGAAAATTAGGTTATTATTCTGTTTCTACACAAGCAACAGGATATTTTAATATTCTTATTGTGGCAGGAGGAGGTGCTGGAGGTGCAACGGCAACTTTTAGGGGCGGTGGAGGCGGTGGTGGTGGTGTTATTCAAACCACTTTACCTCTTATAAAAAATAATACTTCTAGCGTTGTAGTTGGTTCTGGAGGATTAGCGACTTCTGCCCTTGGCAATAATGGACAAAATTCTAGTTTTGGAACATTTATTGCAATTGGGGGAGGGGGAGGAGGTGGAGGTGCAACTTTATTGAATGGAGCAAATGGAAGTTCTGGAGGTGGAGGTTCTGGAATCCAAACTGGAACTGCTGGCATTGGTGGATTCCCAACTATGAATCAAGGAAATTTTGGCGGTGCTGGAGCGGTTGGAGTTCAAGCTGGATCTGGAGGGGGGGGTGGTGCTGGAGCCGTTGGCACTAATGCAATAAATTCTACTTCTGGCGGTGGAGGTAATGGTGGAATTGGAATTGCCAGCACAATTTACGATGGGACTATTAGGTATTATGGTGGTGGTGGAGGTGGAGCCAACCGAAATACCGGATCACCAACAAACGTACCGCTTGGCGGCAATGGCGGGGGTGGAAACGGTTTTGTAAATACAGGCATTCTAGCTCAATCTGGAACCGCCAATACTGGTGGAGGAGGCGGTGGAAACGATGGCACGTCTTTTGTTGCTGGCAATGGAGGAAGCGGAATTGTTATTGTTTCCTATAATTCACCAACACAAATTGCTACTGGAGGAACCGTTACTTCTTATGCAGTAAATGGCGCAACTTTTTGGGTGCATACTTTTACAAATTCTGGTAACTTTATTTCTTAACAACTAAAAATTATGTCATGCAATTCTAATACAGGATGGGGATGCGGTTGCCAAGGAACTGTGCAATACGCTCCTTCTGCTTGCAATCCCAACTTCCCTACTACTTGCACCGCACTTGGCACGGGAACAATTCAGCGTGTAGTTGGTGAGGATTCTAGCTCCTGCAAATATACTGTTCTTCCATTGGCTTCCAATAGCCTGTTGTTTTATAATGCTTCTACTGGTTTGGTTAATTGGGCTAATGGAACAACGGATGACCCTGTTTATCTTTCTCCTTCAACAACAACTCAAACATCTGGAAACCTTCTTGGTCTTTCTGCTTTGTCTGGAAATAACGGACAAGTTGTTGAAGTAATGCCAACATCACCTGTAACTCAAGCAACTTTCCCTATTGTTCCAATTGGAGGTAGCACAGTTAATTGGGGAACCATTGAGAACATCGTTCCAAATCAAGGAGTGGTTTATAAGAATGCCTCAAATGTGGTTGCACAAGCCCCTCTTGGAACCGCTGGTCAGATTTTGACGATGGTTGGTGGTGTTCCAGCTTTTGCTAATGCTCCTGACCCTGCGGCATTTATTGATGCTCGTTCCGTAAATATTTCGTATGCTAGTGTAAATTCCTTAAATGTTACTTTTGGTCAATTGGTTCTTACTAATGCCGCAGGAGATAGCGTGGCTATTAAGAACGCATTAACTTATACTCTTAATCTTGGCAATAGCGGTCTTCCCAATACACTTGATGCACCTTCATTGACTGGAAGCACTTATTATTATGTGTTTGCCATTTATAATCCTACCGCTGGTATTCTTGCAACACTTGGATCGTTAAACCCTACTAGCCCTACGCTTCCAACTGGATATACTTATTTCCGATTGATTGGATTGTTTAGAACTAATGCTTCATCGCAAATAGATCCTTTTTACAACCAAAATGGTAGAATTGTAAATTTGGGACAAACTGCCAATGTTGTTGTTACCACTCAAGCAACACAAGCTACAAATAAATACTGGTCTGGTGCTATTACATATGTTCCATATCAATATGCTTGTAGGGCATTTTTAAGGTTTGCTCTTGTAGGAGCCGCAGGAACCCAAAATGCAAATATTATTATATCAAATGTAACTGCTGGATCTACTGGAGGAACGCAACCTCCTTTGGCACAAACATCTGAAGTTTATGCGGCTATAACTGTAAGCCCTGCATATGTAACTGCTACAAATTCAACTTTTGGAACTGCTATTGCTGTAATACCAAATTCCTCTTTGAGCTATTATAATGTTTACACAACTGGAGTTCTTGGACCTGGAGATTCATTTACTCTGCAAATCTCTGGTTACGAATTGAGCTTCTTGTAATATGGCACAAGATGGGAAATGCGGTATTTATGGATTTCGTAATTCTTTAAATGGTAAATGGTATATTGGTCAAAGCGTTAATATAAAAGAAAGAATTAGATCCCATAAAGCCGCATTAAATGCTAATTATCATAATAATGAGCATTTACTTAGAGCTTGGAAAAAATATGGTGAATTATCTTTTGAGGTTTTGATTTTAGAAGAATGCAATCAATATATGCTTGATATAAGAGAAACAGCATGGATTTCTCATTACAAAAGCACAATTAGAAAATTTGGATATAATTTACTTTCTGGTGGTGGTGGATTAAAAAGACATTCAGAAGAATCTAAAAAAAAGCTATCCTTAAAAACAAAAGGAAGAAAAGGAAAGCCAATGTCCGAAGAAACTAAAAAGAAACTTTCTTTGATTAATAAAGGAAGAAAACATTCTGAAGAAACCAAGAAAAAAATATCCGAGGCAACAAAAAATCAATCAAAAGAAACTAGGGAAAAAATAAATAAAGCAAATAGAGAAAGAATGCAATTTCCAGAATCAAGAAAAAAACAATCAGAGATTGCTAAAAATCAATGGCATAAGATAAAATCTGCTGGATTTAATAATCCTAAAGAATACATAAACTCTATTACTTGATGTTATGGCGAGCGATGGCAGAGTCTTCGATGGATCAACGGACACAATTGCAATGGATGCCGAAACGCATCCTTCAATTCTTCCCGCTAATTTTGTTTCTTCGTGCGTAAATAGATCCTTTAGGCAAGGGATTAATTCTACTCGCCCTCCGTTTACTGAAATCCCTATCTCGGTAGCATTTGGTCAAGATGCTTCTATCTTGACTGATTTCCAAACAGGAAATTTCCAAGGTGCTTGGCCCTATAAATCAATAAAACAAGAGTCTGCCGATGGCTTTGTAGTATCTGTTGCTGGTACAATCTACTTCCTTTCTATTGTAAATAATGTAGGGACGCTTTATAAGCTAATTGACGGCAATGATCCAACCATGATGCATACATGGTTTGTGCAAGCTGAAGATTGGATGTATATCCAAAATGGTTATCAAAACGCAATTGCATGGGATGGCAACATTTCTGGAAAACCTACTAATCTTCAAGCGCAAGGGAATGGAACAAATAAGATTACCCTTACTTGGACAAATAATGCCCCCGGTGCTGTTTCTAACGAAATTCAAATACAATATAATCAAGGCGTATTTGAGACAGTTGCAATACAACCATATTCAGAGACTTCTTATAGCTACAATACGTTAACTTCAACAACTGTTTATGCATACCAAGTGCGGAGTGTGTATCCAGATGGCTCTTCAACTCCTTGGTCAAACATTGCCTCTACTACTTCTAGCAATCAAGTAATTACCACAGAGCAACCAAACTCTGTTTATAGGCTCAATCCATTCAAACAAGAAATGCCAATTGGAACTATCATGGCATATGCATATGGACGGGTTGCTGTAAGTGATGCCAAAAACAATATTTATGTTTCCGATATTATTTACGGAAATGGATTTACAACTACATCAAATACTCAAAACTTTACTGAACAAACTTATTGGGCTGAAGGTGGGTCTTTCACTCCCCCTGCAAGTCTTGGGTTAATTACAGGAATGCGAGTCATGCCATCCTTGAATATCAATGTTCGTGGACAGGGTGAACTTGTTGTGTTCTGTGAAAATGGTTCTTTCACTTTGGATCTTTCACAAGAAAGAACAACGTGGCAAACCAACAACATCCAAAAGGTATCACTTATTGGTAGAGGATGCCGTTCTCCTTGGAGCCTTTGCGGTGTAAACAACGATGTTTATTTTAGGTCTGATGATGGATGGGCTTTCTATAACAATGCCCAAGTAGATTTCTATCAGGCACTTTCTTTCCGCAAAATCTCTAGGGAAGTTCAGCCTTGGGTAAACTATGATACTCCTTGGTTGAGGCAGTTTGAATCTGCCATGTATTTTGACAACCGAATTATTGCTACTGTTTCTCCGTTTACTGTATCAACTGGTAGCCCATCCACTTGTGGACTGCATAGACCAAGCAGGGCAATGATTGTGCTTGATGTGGAAAGGGAAAGCGCAATTAATCCTAGCTCCCAACTTCCCACTCGGTGGAATGGTCTTTGGGAAGGGCCGCAACCAACTCAACTTGCTACTGCTCAAATTAACGGTGTTCAACGTGGCTTTGCTTTCTCTTTTGATCCTGATAATGTAAATCGCCTTTATGAACTCCAAAACAGTAGCGTTCTAGCTACTGGAGTTGATGATTACTCTGTTCAATATGGAAGCGTTCCAATCAAGTCTTATTTCATTACCAAGCGGTTTGACTTCACCCCTAACCCCGGAGCAAGCAAATTTGTTAGAAAACAACTTGTTGGTGGAGAGATATGGGTTTCTAACTTAAAAGAAGCGGTAACTATTGGGTGTGAATTTAGACCAGATTCTTATATTTGTTTTAATGAGTTTTCGCAACCAATAACGGTTGGATCAAACAAGTGTAATTTTGATACAACTAACTGCACTCCAGTAGTTTCCCAACCAAGATACGAACAAATTAGGTTGCCGTCTCCTGATATAGATCAATGCGAAAAATTTAATGACATCCCAATTCAAGAGGGTGCAGAGTTTCAAATTAAAGTTGATATAGCAGGGGCTTGTATTGTGGACAGAATAAGGCTTGCAATTGTATTCAATGATAAGATTGACCTTCCACAAGGATATTGCCCTGACACATTCTACAACAATCCAGAACCAGTAACTTGTAGTTGCGTATCTGATTTGGATTATTACAGGATTGTGCCTCTTTCTAATGAAGTTTCATCCGTCAATGGATAAAACTATTGCAAACAAAGAAAAACCAATATATAAATTAGCAACCTATGAACAATCAAAGTTCTCCTGCTCAACTGTTGTTTCCAACGGTTCCAGCAAATTATTGTCCAGAAGGCAGATGGAGTGACATCTTTAATAGCTTTATTCAGCTATACTTAAATAACGGAACTGTAAATATCCCCGGTCTTGGTCAAGTTACACCAGCGCAGATTGCTACGATCAATCAGAACATTCAAAACCTCCAAAATCTATATGATGCATTGGCGGTTAACACTAGGACGGGCACAATCAATTCTCCTGCTACTGGTTTTAGAACGCAAACTGTGAGCTTTACAACCCCAA